AGCAGTTTTGGTGTCCTGCCAGCGGCTTTCTAATAGTTCTGACATCATTATCTCCTTAATTTAATCCAGCAAGACGTTTAATGTCAACAACATTGTTGTCTGTTTCGTCTGCTTTGGTTTGTGTCATAGTTTCTGTACGATTGCCTGTTACCTCTGTGCCTTCTGTAATTACTGCCTTACGCTTTGCTGGAGTATTTCCATCAATAACTGATGGCAAGTACTTGTCGAAAGATTTTTGTAATCTATCTGTTTGTACTGATTCCAGTAAGTCTGTCATAATCTCGCGTTGATCTTTGCTTAATGGCGCAATCAACTCGTTCATAATCTTTTCACGCTTTGCTGTTTCAATTAAACGTTGTTTTTCAACATTCACTGACTCTGCAAGTGTTTTTGCTTTTGATGCAAATGCTTTAGCTTCTGAAAGTTGCTTGTCTTTAGTGTCAATAACTTTTAGAAGTTTAGCTGTTTCACTCTTTTCATTTAGATGTGAACTAGTGTACTCAGCTGCAAATGCTTCAAATATCTTACGACCAAAGTCGTTGCTTCGTGCTGCATCGATATCTTCTTTGAGTGCAGTGATCTCTTTCTTAAGACCAGTAGCAACCATCTCAGATACTGCTGTAGCACTTCTTTCGATAAAGTCTGCTTTGACTTTAGCGAAGTGTGTTTTAGCTTCACGTACTAGACGTACTTTTGTTTCAGCTAAATCTTTTTTATCTTCGTAAAATTCTGCAATTTCATTAGATAGAGCGTCTACTACAAACTCTTCTAGCTTGGCATAGTTTTCAGCCATTGCTACTTTGTCTGCACGTAGTTCTGTAATTTCTTTTTGTAGTTGTTCTACAACGAAACCTTTAAGAAGCTCTGAATTTTCACGCATTGCAATAGCATATTTTGCTTTAGCTTCTGCTAATTGCTTGCGATCTTCTGCAAATTCTGCAATTTCTTCAGATAGGCGCTCGTCAAGCATTGTATCAATAGCTTCTACCATTGTTTGCTTGTCGTGCTCATACTTTTGAGCAAATTCTTCACGAAGTTCAGCTGTCACTGACTGCTTATTCTCGCGAACCTTTGCTTCCCAAGCTTCCTCAATTTGTGCTCTGATCTCTTCTGAAACTACATCGTTTTCGAAAAGTGTTTTCAGTGCATCTATCATTACATTCTCCTAGTTTATTGGAGTTTGTTGATTATATTAATCAACGATTCCTTAAGATACTTTTGTGCCTTGTTATCATTTTTTGTAGCCTGTGCTAATTCGTATGCCTTATATCCGCCACGAGCGTTCATAAGGTGCTCATAGATTGGTGTAGGATATGCACCAGGGGCGCTAGGCTGTGCCACAACGTCCACGGTGATTATTTCAAAATCAGAGACAACATTATTGCCGTCTTCTGATACATTACCAGAGCCCCTAGATGAAACGCCTAGTTTTACTCCGCTTTCAAGCATTGTTTTAACTAATTGTCCCATCGGGGTTGGTAAAATTTTAAGTTTTCCATAACCGTTTGGACCATCCATCCACATATCTGTAATCATATGGCTTACACGGTCTAAGTTAATGTTAAGGCCTTCTGGATGATCAACTTCACCGAGAACACTAAATCCGTTCTTGCATTGATCGTTGAGCGTTTTGACAGCCCTGCCAATTTCATTTACAGGATATACTCTCTGATTGGCGTTGCGGACATCACCTTGTATGCAAATACCTTTCATATAAAGGTCTTTGCCTTCGTTGGCATTTTCAAGCACAATCTGTGCTTGATCAAATGTCAAATGCTCTCGTAAGTTTTCCATTCAGTCTTCCTTACTTTTTATTAGCCGCCAATAGTTGGTTTTTTATTGTCAGCTGTCTCTGGCTTGCCCTTTTTCTCAGCGCCGTGGCCAGGTTGTGACTTCATTGATTTTGAAGCCTTTCCACCAGGAACATTTACGTTACCTGCTGAATCTTCTTTAGCGTTATCTGCTGAGCCACCTTTTTCATCTGCACCTTGTGCAATGTTGCCTGCATCACCGCCCATATCGTTAGCACTTGCAACTACTGACTTAGTGTTTGCACCATTGTCACCCATAGTAGCACTTACTTTTTCAACATACTCGCGCATTTGCTCGCCTGCTGTCTGTGGTTCTTTTGACTCTTCAACTTCATCGTCAGCTGCTTCTTCAACTTCTTCGTCAGTTGCTTCTTCAACTTCATCGTCAGCTGCTTCTTCAACTTCTTCGTCAGTTGCTTCATATGCAAATGCTTCTTCTTCTGGTTCCTCGTCGTCCATATCGTCGCCTTCGTCACCAGCCATCATTTTTTCAAATTCTGCTTTTAGATCTTCTAGCGCATCTTCTAGGTCTTCAACACGATCTTCAACATCGCCTTCTTCACCTTCGTCTTCATCGCCTTCTTCGTCGTCCATACTCATACCTAAGTCGTTAGCTAAGTCGCCTGTCTGGTCCATTGGGCCCATATCGTCGTCTGCTTCGACTTCAAACTCGTCTAGGTCAAAGTTTTCTTCAACTTCTTCATCAGTTGTTTCATCTACTTCTTCGTCTGTAGCTTCTTCAACTTCTTCATCAGTTGTTTCTTCAACTTCTTCATCAGTTGTTTCTTCAACATCTGTTTCGTCTTCTAGTAAACCTTCGTAAATATCTCTTGATTTTTCTACCACAATCTCGTGGAATAACTCTTGTGCTGCCTCTTTGTCTTCGTTGACAAGAAGTTCTAGCATCTTTTCAAATTTGCTTGTGTCTGACATTTTTAAACTCCTATAAATGTTATGTTACACACAGATACCATAGATACGGCTCCTGTGTGGGGCTGTCATTATATATTTACTTAATAATCGAAAAAGTACGTGTAAATAGGCTCAAAATGAGCCATTTGGCAGGGAATTTAAGAAATTTTTTGGATTTCTTTAAATTCTTCAATAGTAATGTGTTCTAAATTAGGAATTTTTTTAAACTCTTTAGGAATAAAGGTCTCCTTGCCTAACACTCTTATATATCTCTTTTTATCAAATTTTTGGCAAGTAATACAGGTTTGTTTTAACCAATTTCCAAAATAAGTTGCTTTGTCTGAACTTTTCTTATAATTAGGAGTATCTGCATATATGTTGTTTACATTTTGTCCAATACCTTGGTAATCAAATCCTAAAATATAAATTTCATCATTATCGTGACCACTTGCTAACCATAGAGCAGTAGGACCCGAGCTCCATCCTTTTGAAGGATTGAAAAAATTAAAATCAGTAAATTTGTTGTATGCTTTATTTGGATTTGTCCAAACTGAATGTGTATGTTGATATCCTGCTTTGTTTATTTCAAGGATCATCTTGACATCAACTGCAACAAGATAATCTGGATCAAACTCTCTATAAAGAGCATTACATCCGTATATTTTACCTTGTGATTTTAATTGTGATAGGTCTAAATCTAAACGACTTGTGCCGTTGCCGACCACAAACGCTTGTTTTTTCAAAAATTAAACTCCGGCTGCTTCTGCGTTTGCTGCGATTCCATACATTTGTTTTATGAATTCTAGCTCTTTTTTCTTTTCTTCAATATGTAGTTCAGAAGCTTTACGGATTCTGTTGATTTGGCTAAGAGTGAGTCTTGTTTTTCTTGTGTCTGTTTTTTCAAGAGGTGACTGATCGTATTCAGGTTCGAAGCGTTTATCTTCTACTGACTGAACTGTTTCCGGATCGTGATAAAATAATTCTCTTAATATCATAATGTATTTATATAGTTTGCTCAGTTCCTGCTGCTGGAGTTCCTAAGTCTTGTCCTGTTGCTGTTTCTGGACCTTCTCCTGTGCCACCATCTTCGCTAGGTACATCAGCAGGTGCTTCGTCTTCTATATTTCCTAAGTCGCCGGATATCCCTGCAGAACTTATACCTGCATCTCTCATTTCTGCACTTGCATCTCCTGGTAGTGGATCAAGATTTTCAGCGTTTTCTTCTTGCCACAAACGTTCATTCTCAGCAAGCTCTTCGTCTGTCATTCCTAAAAATCTTTTGAGTGCAAAACGATTTGAAATATATGGAATTTGTGCCATTTGTGTATAAGTAGGCACACGAGCGTTATCAATCTCTGATTGACGATATGCAGCAAAGTTTTGTGGTGGTTGAAATTTTAAATCAAACATTGACACATCAACGTTGATTCCTTTTTCTAGTAGGTATCGTTTAAATTCTTGATCAAATTCTTCAATTACTAAGTTTTGCAAACGTTCACAGTAGGTATTAAAGCGTAACTCCTGGATATATGCTGTGCCCACACGTCCATCATTGTATTGTGCAGCTGAATCATCTGCTCCAGTTGGTAAGTACGAACTTGGGATACGTAAGCCGCGTACCAACTTATTAGTAAAGTATCTAAGGTCATCAATTTCTCCTAGGTTAGTGCCACCTGGAAGCGTTTCAACTTTAGAGCCCCTACCTTCTGCGGTCTGCGGGAAGAAGTAGTCTTCGTTGATTGATAGAGGATTGTATGATGAGTCTATGACATTCTGACCGCCCCCTGTTGACGATGGGATCCTTCTTTGATGGATTTCCGTCTTAACACGTTCTACAAATTGCATTGCCAAGTGACTTGGCATATTGCCCACATCAACGTAGAATACTCTGCGCTCCGGCGCACGTTGGACACGATAGATAATAATCGCATCTTCAAGCAGTTCTTTCTGCTTGTATACTTTAAAGATAGTTTCTAATAGACTGTTCCCAAATGGATAGTTATTGTCAAGACCTTCTGACAAACTCAAATGTACAACGTGTTTTGCATCTACTGTAAATTCTGAATCATCTGTTGTAAATCTTGATCCGCTCATACTTGCTTGCGGTTGTCCTACCATTCCACGAGCACCACCTGTTGGTTCATACTGTGAGCCTCCGCCGCCCGTGATGTTTCCGTTTGTTTGATAAGGTGTTGTAGCAATACCATCTTTGAAATTAAAGTTTATATTTTTTACAACATACTGTTCAGGAATCTTTCCTTCTGATTCATTTACAATAATACGTGTTACGTTTGCAGGATCTACGTGAAACCAACGTTTTGTTTCAGGATCACGTAAAAAAAACTGATCACCAAATTTAAAAACGTTTCTTAATATACGAAATATTTTTGTTTCAAAATTTTGTAGCTTATTCCATTGCTGCAAGTATTGTTGAATGATAGTTGTTTCAGAATTGGTAGCTTTTGTTTTGAAATTAATAATAAAAGGTGTATTGTTTGATTTATTTTTTTGTGTACAAAATTCAGCAAGGATATCTAATGCAGCATTTACTTCTGAATCTAAGTCCATAGTATTATATTGACCATAACGTTCAACACGGTTAGGAGATCCTACATAGACATCAGGAAGATATGAAGAATAGTTTGAACGTGCAGGTCCGGCCATATTGCCGCCGCTTCTAGCATTAGTAAATGGAGAATAGGAACCACTAGGATTATTTCCTGTAGCTACTGGTGTAAAATATTTTTTCCAACTCATATCATATCTCCATTACACAGGTCTAGCACTTATTCGACCAGCAGCAATATTAGTGCCTGTGTTATATTTTGTATTCTTTTCAATCTGTTCGTCAAAGTCTCTTACTTCAGTCATTACAGCAAGTAGTTCTGTCATAATACTATTTAACTGTTGTGTACCTTGCGCACTACCTTGACTGGCTGTGCTAATTTGTCCTAGAACATCTGCTGCTGCAACACCAGTTCCTCCGCCGAACATACCTGTGTTATCTTCGGCTAATGTTTCATTTAGTCTACCTAGAACATCTACCAATTGTTCCATAGCTAAAGTATAACTTCTAACTCCGTCTACGTCAAGTCCATTTTTAAGTATGTCTAAGTTGTTTTGTAAATCAGGCAATGCTGCAAATGAAGCTATTGCATTTTCGGCTGATGCAATTGCTTCTCCGCCTTCAACAGCAGGTGTTACATCAGGTGGCTCAGGCGCAGAAGCTGTTGATTCTCCACCGCCACCAAATAAAGATTTGCCTTCACCTCCTAACCAAGTTGGAAGATAAGCTTTAAAGTTTGGCATTTTAAAATCAAAACTGAAAAATCCTTTTACAGCATCTATTATTCCTTGGAACATACTGCTAATACTAGGTATTTGGAAGTTGTCTAAACTAAAGAAGCTTGTTACACTTTCCCAAGCACTTGACATCAAACTTGTAATGCTGAACGATGTTCCTCCTTCTTCTCCTCCGCCACCAAAACTAAAGAATCCTGTAACAGTATCCCAAGCATCACTTGCTAGTTGACTTATGCTAAAATTAATACCTTCAAAGCCAAACCAGCCTGTTACTGTATTCCAAGCGCCGATTGCCAAATCAGCTAACCCTGTAACAAGTCCTACCTGCAAACTAAACCAACCTTTTACTACTTCCCAGGCAGCAGTTCCAAGTGCCGAAATACTAAATGACGTTCCTTCGCCGCCATCACCTCCGCCAAAGCTAAACCATCCTGTAACTTTTTCCCAAGCACTTGTTATTAAGCCGCTTATGCCACCACCTAATGAACTGAATACATCTGCTCCCCAAGTAAAGAAACTTTTAAGTCCTTCCCAGGCGTCACTTAGTAAGTCTTTAAATGCTTGTATACCAAATATTGCTGTGATAGCCACAGCAATACCTGCAGGTATTGCAAGCACAGGTGCTAACATTGCTGCTGCAAGGCCAGCAAGTCCTCCTAGGAATAATGTCCCCCAAGGAATATCAAAGTCAAGTAATCCGCCAAGCACATTGCCTGCTATATCGCTCAACATAGTTGTAAGTTTAGGTGCTAGAGTTTCGAATGCAGATGAAATAGGACCTCCTTCGCCAAATAAATCACCAAATAAACCGTTTATTTTATCGCCTGCACTTATAGTTTTGTTTCCATCTTCGTCAAACACGTCTTTATCTGCCACACCGCCAAATAATGCTGTCGCAAAATTGAAATTTGTAAAGTTTGATACAAAATCACTTATAGCTGTAAAGAAATTACTAAGTCCTTCTTTAAATCCATCAGATTGTAATAGTGTTGTAAGTTTTTCAGCAAATGTTCCTACCAAGTCGCCTGCGTTTTCAAATATTCCGCTATCAAGAAATGCTTTTTGTATGCTTGCTCTAATTTCTTTAACTTTATCATCAAATGTTGTAAGTGTTGATGATATTTCATCTCGCTTAGCCTGTTCTGCCTGCGCCGCTTTAAAATCAGCTGTTCCTAATTTTGTTAGTTGTGTTGCACTATCAAGTATTGATGCAAGAGTAGGATTACTTTTTCTAAGATTAGCAATAAACGCTGCACGTTCGGCGCCTTCTAGCCCAGCAAATTTTTCCATATCTACCCCAGCCTGACTGAGTGCATCGATTATAACTTGTGGATCTGCTCCATCAGCTACAGCCATCATTGCATCTCTGATTTCTGGACCAGCTGCGGTTAAAACTGCAATACCTTCTTCAGTTTGGGGTATGCCGTCTGCAAGATCCATCAAACCAGCTGCAACATCTGCAGGTAGTGTATCTATCATTGCCATACTTGCTCTAAAGTTATTAGCTTCAACACTTCCTTCTTCAAATTGATTCATTAGAGCTCGGAAACCTGCATCCTGACTCTGTTTCATCATTGTGTTTTCTAATTCTTTTCTACTTTTGCCTGTAACTTTAGATAACAAATTAAGTTGCTCAAGATAATGCGCACTACCTGCTGCAATTTGAGCGTTATCCATTTTTTGGAGTCTGCCTAAGTTAGCTTGTAGTTCAGTATAGGACAGCATACCTTCGTTTATTTCTTCGATAGTAAAGCCCATATTTTTTAAGGACTCGAAATCGCCTGTCTTTTTAAGTTCTGCGTTCATTGCAGCGAATCTTGTGATACCACCTGTGACAGTTCCGCTCAACAATCTTAAACTTTGACTATTTTGCCCAATAAGTGCGCTCATTTCCCCTAAATTTAGTTCAAGGTTAGCTGCTGTATCTCTTATCGTTTTGAGATTATTGTTAAATCCAGCACCTACGCTAGATAAATCTCTAAAAGTAGCAACAGTATTGTCCATATAGCTTGTTAAGATAGAAAATGCG